CAGGGTTATCGTAAAAATCTGCCGGCTCACTTGTGGTAGTCGTCTCCGCTTGTGTACTTATCTGAGATTGCAAATACGAATCAGTTAGTTTCCTAAGTTCTCCTATCTCTTGCCCTTTCCTTCCTAGTTCTTTCTCTAGGTTTTCATAGGCTTCAACTATCTCCGTTGAGGACTTACCTTGAAATTTCTTAGGGAGTTCAGCTTCTTCCTGAATTACTTCCTCTTCCACTTCATCCTCTACAGCTAATGCTTCTAAAGATAAATCAACTTGCTCTTCTACTACTTCCTCTGTGACCTCAGGGTCTACAATTTTACTACTCATGCTTCTTACCTCCGTCTATTTAAGATTGTGGGGGTTGTAAAATGTTAGAGCTGGTTTAATCCAGTTGGTCTAACGCTATTTTGGTGGCTTGTTCCAATGTAATAACCATATTCAAAAAGCCTACCTGTCCTCTACGTTCATGTAGAGTCTTTTCATTATCAATATCATAGATTTTTTCAAGTGATTCCGCTAGTTCTGTGTACTCTTCTACAAGTAAACGCCAGCCATCGTGTTGAATCATGTCTAATCGTTGTTCTAATATCTGTCTATCTGTCATCCGTTCATAGCCTTAGCTAGGTTAAGTACAATCTCTGAGTTAAGATGTTCTACTTCAGGCACATTACGTGCAGTTTCAGACTGTATTCCTTTTATCTTAACCATCTTCTCTGCTAGTTCTAGTTGTTTCTTAGCTAGAGATTCATTAGATGTCTTATCACCTGCATCAACTTGCAGCTTCTGTGCTTCCGCATATATCTTATTAATCTCTGCTTTAAGTTCCTCTAGTTCAAGCATTGATTTCTGCATCTCTATCTGTTTAACTTGCTGGTCCTCAGGGTTAGGCTGCATCATTTGATTGATTGCTTGCACTAATTGTGACCTATTAGTTAACGATGAGTTCTCAAATATGCTCATTAGGATAACATAAAAAGCAGGAGAGCCTTGAGGAGTCATAGATAGCAACTGTATCATTTGCATTGACTCTAGCTCTTTAGCCATAATACCTAGACTGCTATAAGCTTTAAACTTAAAGTCTACTGCTGGGTATCTTTGGTTATCAAATTGTATTCTTCTCCACAATGCTTTGTTAATTAAAGGAATTAAGAAAGACTCTTGGAAGTTTAGTAATGTTCTCTTCTGTCGTTTGATAGATGCTGCTTGGAGCATTGACATACCACTAGCAGTTCCGTTACGAGGTTGTGCGGACTGACTAGTAGCACTATCCATAGCACCAGTACCCATCTGAACCATCCGTTCTAGCTCTGCTGCTTCAGTAAATGTAGACTGGGATAGACTACCGAAGTTAAGTGGCATTAGAACAGACCTTGGGTCACCGTTAGTAAGTATAGTCTTACCCGGTCTTATGTCAAACTTAGTTCCACGTGGTAGACGTGTAGCATCCAGACCCATCATAGGGTGTGTCGTGAGTGCTAAGGCATCAATACGTGCTCTCAGTTCAGCATCTAAAGCTTTCTGTGGATTGTATCCCTTCTCAGCAATACCTCTACCCCAGAATTTAGTTGGAACACGGTCATTCTGATAAGAAATGAACGGTCTATCATGCATTAAGAATGGGTTTTCCTCTGCTCTAAGTACACAATCATCATTAGCAATTGTTACTACAGCCTCTACTAGCTCGTCATCATCATAATCAAACGACTCATTAGTAGCGTTCTTATTAAGGAAACGCTTAGGAACTAATCCCCAGTACTCACAAATCTTTACCTTATCATCTTCGTTAGTTATACTATCAAACTCATCATCATAACCAAAATCACCTTTATCATATGAACCTAATGGCATATCAGTATAGATACCATCCTTCATTCCCTTCTCTATAAGGTAACGAGGCTTAATAGCAATGTGTGCTACGCCCAACGACTCATTAATACTAGTTGATGTTGGGTCAATAACAAATTCTTTAGGTGATATAGCTTCTAACTTAACACAAACATAAGGTACTTCGTTTATTTCTGTGGTTGTAGTCATGGTTCCCGGTACTGGAACCTCTGTAGCTACTATCTCCATCTTGTCCTGTACAATTACTTTACCAATACCTGTACCATAGATGGCTCCGTTGAGTAAACACTCAGCGATAGCATCCTTTACTTTGTCTTTGTTTAAATCTTCATGGAGTAGGTTACGTATATACTCTACATCCTGTGGGTTTTGGTCCAACATGTCATCTTCAACATCAAACCAACGGTGTCCACCAAAGGTAGCTTCCTCTAATTCCGCTACTGTGGCTTCAATAGCCTGTGATGTAGCCGGAGAGATAAGTCTACTCTTCTCTGATGCTCTAGTCTTGTCCTCATCTGCCCAAGTACCACGCCATAAACGGTAATATTCATCCCATTTATCTAAATAGTTAGAGTTTCTGTGTTGTTCCCAAATATCTACACGGTCTAACACCCATTCTCTTAATTGTTGGTGCGGTCCTGAGTAATCTTTCTCTTCCATAAATTAATATCCTGCTACTGCATCCATAGGTTCCCATTCTTCATCCAATTCTATACTACCTGCGTAGTCCGCTACACTTACTTGGTCTATATACGCTAGGCTATCCAATAAATCGTCATGACTTAGGGGAGAAGGGAAGTCCATCATCTGGGAAATAAAATGTTCGTTCCATTCTGCCTTTCTAAACTTAATCTTACCGTGTTCTAGTCGTCCTTGTAACGACCATGTAATCCTATCTATCTTTCTTTTGCCACCATGAGTAACATCTGTTATGTTTACCCACCTGCCTTTACTTCTCATCTCATCTTCTAGGTATGGCATGATAGCATTCTTTAATGCACCTGCTTCAATACCTACCGAACTAGCCTCACAGTCCATTGCAGCGTTTAATATACGATTAGCTGTTTCCTTTATACCCCATCTACCATGGTATATGTCCTTAACTAGCCACTCATCACCTACAATCTTTACTACTGATATTGCTGTTTCATCTAACTTGCTTGACTTTAAACCTCTTTCCTTACTTGCAGCTTCAAACCCTGCTGGGTCTACTGAAACTACGTAATGACCTATAGTGTTTTCCTTAAAGTCTGCTTCATCATCGACGTACTTAATCCACTCTTCCTTAAAGATTCCACCACTGAACGATTCAAAGGTAGCTTCAAACTCTTGTCGGAATGCTTGGGTAGACATGCTACTTTTAGCAGCTTGTATTTCCTTTGGGTCCAATAGGGGATTGTCTGTAGAGTTATATTGAAACGCTTCCCAATCACTATCTTCTCCCTGAGCATCCATGAACAATTTATAAAAGTGATTCTTACCAGCCGGAGTACCAATAAACATAGCACCACCCTTCACGTCAGCAAGTGTAGGTCTCAAAATCATTTCCCATACTTCTGGCTTCATTGAAGCATATTCATCGAGTACAACATACTCTAATCCTACGCCTCTTAATGTATCTGGTCTATCACTTCCCTTTAAATATATCTTTCTGTCGTTGATTAAAGTTAACACTGCTGTGTTCTCATGGGCAGCTTTAATAACATCTCTGCCTAATTCCTTTAACATACCCCACATAATGTCTTTCGACTGTTGGAATGTAGGACCAACGTAAAACACATCCTTACTTTTACTCTGTAGTGCTTTTATTAATAACACCCATGCAGCTAGTCTTGACTTACCAAACCTTCTACCTGCTGATATAACTTTAAATCTAGCTTCAGACTTAAATATTTCCATCTGAGCATCATGAAGTGAAACATTAATATCAGCCATCTATAGCCTCTATTACTTCACCTTCAAAGGTGTCTTGTTCTTCATCTTCAATCTTTTGTATTGCTTTTACGGACTCAACAATAATATTAATTCCTAAGTCTCTATGTTCGTGTTTAATCTCTACTGCTTTGTGTGCTGGTATTATTCTATCCATGCACATCTTTAAACAATGTCTATCTCCAGCGAGGGCGAGCTCTATGACCTTGTCAACTATCTCTGGTCCTTTCGCTGATAATACTTCTCTACTTAATGCTGTGTACTTGTTAACCGAGCCTACTGGTTTACCTGCTGGGTTTAACGAAGGCATACCTTTATAAAAGTTTGGATTGCCTACTTTCTTCTTCTCTGTCATACCTTTGTCCTGTTATAAAAGGGAGGTTCTATACCCTTATTATACCATCGTTTGTTTGTAATTGCAAGGCTTTGTTGAAAATAAACTACAATTATCCAGGAATTGCTACATTTGGATTAGTTAATTGCTATTG